ATCCAGATAATTGTTGTTGTAGGATTTTCCGTAAGCCATAATGCCCATATAGGTCTGATTGTTCAGCACCCGGGACACCACTCCATGGCTCCATTTGTTGAGTCCGGATGCATTCAGCCGTCCCATCTCTGTAAGCCGGTTTGCAATCTTACCGGTACCAATACCTTCGTTCAGATACATCTCAAAAATCATGCGAACCGTTTCTGCCTGATCGGGGTTGATGACATAGGTGCTGCCTACCCGCTCATATCCCAGAATGTTGCCGGAACCGTACAGAGTACCTTTTTCCCGGCTGACTTTCTGACCGGCACGGACACGCTCGGAAACCTTACGGCTTTCCTCCTGTGCCAGAGTGGCCATGAGGGAAAGCCGCAGTTCGCCATCACCATCCATAGTCCAGATGTTATCCTCCACGAAGTACACTTCCACACCAATATTTTTCAGTTCTCTGGTATGCACCAACGTATCCACCGTATTGCGGGCGAAACGGCAGACCTCACGGGTCACGATCAGGTCGAACTTACCGGCACGGGCATCTTCCAGCATCCGAAGGAATGCAGGACGCTTCTTTGCCTGGGTTCCGGTAATCCCTTCGTCAGCCGCTGTCAAGTAAGGACTAAATAATTTTGAAATTTGTTTACAATTTTGTGGGCTAAGAAGCCGCATCCACCGTTTCAAGGCAAGTCAGCAGCTTCTCCAACTCGTCACACAAGGCAAGCTCGATTTCAATGCCGCCGTCCTTGTAAACCGTAACACGCTTCACAACGTCGTTTGCTATATCCGAAGTCAGCATTTCAAGCTCGGTGTATTCCTTGTATTTTTCAATAAAGGCTCCACCTTGCTCGGTGGTGGTCTGCGAGGATTTTTCAAGGCGTTCCATTTTCTCAGTCAGCTCTTGCATCTGTGCTTGGTTACTTGCCTTTTGGGATAAGTACGTTTCCTTGTCGATAGTACCGTCAATCAGCTTTTCATATAAATCTTGGAGAGTTTTTTCAAACTGATTTTTCCTGCTTTGCAGTACGGCAAGTTCACGACGAGCTTGCTTTTTCTCTGCCTGGATACGTTCTTTCTGTAACAGAAGCAAGTTCTCCAAACTGACCGCATAAGCGGCATAGGTGCGGATTAAGGTAACGACCATTTCGTGAATATCCGCTTGCAGAATACCCTCGGAGGTGCAATCAAAATCTGTTTCCAGATGTGATGTGCGGCAATGGTATTTTGCGTTCTTCGTGTTGGAGAGCACCATAGCAAACCCACAGGTTCCGCAGATCACTTTTCTGCGAAGCGGATTTCTTTCGGATGCACTCGGAATATATTCCTTATACTCTTTCATACGGCTTGCTACTTTCTGAAAGACTTCCTTGGAGACAATGCCCTCGTGGGTTTCGTCCACAATAATCCAATCCGTCTTGCTTCGTTTTACGGTGTGCCAGTTGCCCACCATATCACGTTCACGCTTGCCATAGACACATTTGCCAATGTAGCGTTCGTCTCGGAGAATTTTGAAAATCATGGTCTGCGTCCAGAAGTTTTCTTCGTGGATGCTCGGCCAACGGTCACGGGAACATCCCGCCGCCCTTTTGTACAGCATCGGTGTTGGTACGCCCTCACGGTTGAGCATGGCGGCGATCTCCGTGGGTCTTACTCCGTCAATCGTCAATGCGAAGATCTTCCTAACAATGTCTGCCGCTTCCTTATCAATAAGGAGGCGGTTTTTATCTTCGGGGTCTTTCACATAACCATATGGAGCAAAGGGACTGAGAAACAATCCTTTTTCTGCTCGCATACGCTTGGCGTTTTTGACCTTGCCGGAAAGCTCTCGGCTGTAGAGGTCATAGATCAGCGTTTTGAACGAGGTATCAAGGCTGTCGATGTCCTGTGGCCTGGAACTGTCGAAGCCGTCGTTGACGGCAATGAAACGGACACCCAGGAACGGAAATACACGGCTGATGTAGTTGCCGACCACAAGATAATCACGCCCGAAACGGGATAGGTCTTTGACTACGATACAATGTATCTGTCCCTGCTTTACCTGTTCCATCATTCTGAGAAAATCCGGTCTTTCAAAGTTCTTACCACTCCAACCGTCATCACAGAACTCGGAGATTTCCCAACCGCTGAACTCGGAACGACTGCTGATGAAGTTCTGCAGAAGCCCTCGCTGATTGGAAATACTTTCGGACTCGGCTTTGCCGGTATCCTTTAAGTCGCCGTCCTCGCTGGACAGACGGAGATACATCGCCACTCTCATACAGCAGCCCTCCCTTCGATAAATTTCAGTAGTGCCATATATTCATCCCGATAACGCAGGCGAATATCAATGTTTTTCTCTGCATCCACATAGATGCATTCCACAAGTGCGGAAGCCATTTCTTTTGTGAGCGTGTCGGTTCCCATAAAAGAACGGAACTCGGTAAGGAAACGATTCTCCGAAGTATAAACCTTGCTTTCTCGCTGTTCCTGTTCCAGTACCGCAATCAGCCGTTCGGCTTCTTCTGCCTCTGCCTTGTACCTTGCTTTGAGCGTCACATATTCCTGCTCGGTCATAAGCTGTTCCACATAATTCTGATACAGACTGTCATACAGAGATTGGCTACGCTTCAAAGTACGCTTTGCCGCTTCGATCTTTGCGGTCGCATCGGAACGCTGACGGCGGAACTCCGGCTGTGCGTTCAACCTCTTTACAACATCCTCCAAGTCTGCAGCAAGCTGTATCTGCGATTGAATTGCCGTGAAAAGAACTTCGTTCAGTTCGTCCTCACGGATGCTCACAAAGGAACAGCGGGCAGGATCATCGGCATGACCGGGGCAGATATAGGTGTACCACAGTTTTTTGCCGTGACTCACGTTCTTGTAGCGAACCAGCGGTCTTATGCAGTTCGGACACCACACAAGTCCTTGAAGGATATTCTCGGTATGCTCCAAGTGAGAGAATTTACCGAGACGTTCGTGGTATTCGCTCTTTCGCTGATTGGCGATTTGCTGTACCTTTTCAAAGGTTTCTGCATCAATAATCGGTTCATGGGTATTACGGACAACAATCCAATCGGCTTTGTCCACATAGGTCTGTCGCTTTCCCTCATAGAAGGATTGCTTTTTTCTCCCTTGAACCATGTGACCTATGTAAACTGGGTGCGAGAGCAGATTTTTGAGAACTGCCGTATGCCACAGCACACCCTTATATTTTTCCGTCTTGACTTCGCCTGTCTCGTAGAGGTAGGCAGACGGAGAAAGAATACCGGCATCGTTGAGCCTGCGCCCGATCTGTACAACGCTGACACCCTCGGAACGCCACTTGAATATCTGACGGACAGTAGGAGCAGTTTCTTCGTTAATTACAAGATGGTGCTTGTCGTCGGGGTCTTTTCGATACCCATAGGGTGCCCAAGCTCCGATGAACTCCCCACGCTGTTGCTTAACGTGAAGTGCGGATGCGGATTTCTTGGATATATCCTTGCTGTAAACCTCGTTTATGAGATTTTTCAGAGGCACGATATATCCGTCCTGGGTTCTCTCTGCGGTCAGCGTATCAAAGTTATCGTTGACGGCGATGAAGCGAACACCGAGGAACGGGAAGATACGCTCCAAATAATTTCCGGTCTCTTTGTAATTACGACCGAAACGGGAAAGGTCTTTGACCACAATGCAGTTCACACGACCTTTTCGTACTTCCTCCATCATCTTTTCAAACTGAGGACGGTCAAAGTCCGTGCCGGTTCGCCCGTTGTCACAGAACAGGGCTACAAGCTCCATATCGGATTTGTTTTCTATAAAGGACGTGAGCAAAGCCTTTTGTCCTTCAATGGTATCTGCACCGGGCTTTCCGCTATCCTCAACGGACAGACGGACATAGGCGGCTGTTTTGTATATTTTCCTCGCAGGAGCAGAGCTTTCGACTTCCTGCACAAGAGGATTTGTCTTTCGTTTCGTTCTTGCCATTTATACTACCTCCTGCAGTCTTGCACTCCGAAGAATGTCAAGCTGCCAAGCAAATTCATCCTGCCAACGATAGATGATCTCCACCACGTCATTGGAGTGAATCAGTATTTTATCAATCAGCGCGACCACAACGGCACGGTCAAGAGAAGTAAGCCCCTGTCGTTTGATAAACTCATTCATCCAGGCATTTTCCGTTCCGTGGTTGTGTATTTCCGTCAGCGTTTCTCTGAGTGCATCCATCTGCTTTTCCGCTTCATCGGCACGAGCCGTAAAGCTGGCTTTGAGCCGTGTATATTCCTCACGGTCGATAATACCGTCCGTAAGGTTTTCATAAAGGGACATCAGCAGCTTTTGGAGCTTTTCGTATTCCTCATGCTTCTTGTCGAGCTGTCTTTGTACCTTTTGAGCCTGTGCGGTTCTAAGTGGGGCTGTGTCAGTGATCTCTAACAGTTCACTCATATCCACGACCTCGCTGATGTGCTGCTTCAAGCTGTCCAGTACAATTTCCTCTAATGTGGTATCTCTCATACGATGAGGCGAACAGCTCTTGCTCTGCTTGTGTGCGGAGCAGACGTAATATACATATTTCTTTTCGCCTGCAGGTACGGTCCTGCGAACCATACTTGCACCGCAATCACCACAGAAAAGCATTCCGCTGAAAAGTCCGACTGCCTTGCCGTCTGGACTACGGCGGGTATCGCATTTGAGCACCTTTTGAACGCTGTCAAAATCAATCTTGGAGATAATTGCTTCGTGGCTGTCGTTTATGACCGTCCACTCGCTTTCGTCTTTGGTAATACGCTTGTGAACCTTGTAGCTCGGCGTGGTCTCCTTGCCCTGTACGAGAACTCCGGTATAGATGGGGTTCTTCAGAATACGGATAACTGTTCCTGCCGACCATAAGGCTTTGGCATTGGTCTTGAAAGAAGTAGTAAACTTCATTCCAAGGGAGCGTTTGTATTCCATCGGTGAAAGGACACCGAGCTTATTCAGAGCGTCGGCTATATCCTGGGGGCTGACACCCTCTAATTTCCATTTGAAGATGTCACGGACAATATCGGCGGCATACTGGTCAACGACCAATTTGTTCTTGTTCTGCTCGTCTTTCAGATACCCGAAAGCGGCAAAGGAGCCGAGAAACTGTCCATTCTTACGCTTGATCTCAAGCTGAGAGCGAATCTTTACCGAAATATCTCGGCAATAGGCTTCGTTTATGAGGTTCTTGAACGGAATGATAAGATCATCGGAGGCTTTCTTATCTCCGAGACTATCGTAGTTGTCGTTGACGGCGATGAAACGGACACCGAGGAACGGGAATATCTTTTCGATATATTCGCCTGCGTCCAGATAGTTACGCCCGAAGCGAGAGAGGTCTTTTACGATAATGCAGTCCGTTCGTCCTGCCTTTACGTCCTCAATCATCTTCTGAAAACTCGGTCTTTCAAAGGTTGAACCGGAAAAACCGTCGTCAACTCTTACCGCATACTCCCTAAATTCGGGTCTCTGCGATATGTAATCACGGAGCAGCTCACGCTGCCCGGTGATGCTGTTGGATTCCTCCTTATCGCCATCGTCACGGGACAGACGGAGATAAAGGGTGGCGTTCCAAATCTTTTTCTGCGTATCCAGCATATTTGTACACTCCTTATCTCAGTATTCAGCAAAACTACCGAGCGAAAGAGCGTCGTTTTAGTCCTGCTTATATTTTACTTTTTCTGTCCCATTCTGTCGAGGATGTCAGCACTTAGAGAGAATGTACCCCGCAAGGCGTTCTTCCAAAGATACTTCTGTGTCGGAGAAACCGACTTTCACGACATATTTGCCGTGCTTATAACAGTAGGGATTTCCAATCTGGCGGATAAAATCAATGGCACGTTCCCGTTTGGGAAGTGCCGTGTTGACCTTCACATCACGGATGTCCACCAGTTCATCACGATTGACGGTATCAAGGTCGATATTCTTCATATCTATAATAGATGCAGATTGCATTACAGCCCTCCTTTTTCGGTCTCGTTCATAACTATGCGAATTTTAGCGGTTAAATGCGTGTAAATTGGGGCTGTTCCAATCCAAGACTGATCTTTACAGCTTTGTCGATGCTCTGCATCTGTTCCTCCGGCACTTTGCCGAGATATTTCGTCACACGCTTTTTATCAATGGTAATAATCTGTTCTGCGAGAACGACCGAGGGGCTTGTGAGATTTTGGATGCCCTCAATCAGAGAATGTGTCGGCTGTTTCAGCTTCTTCCAGTAACGAGAAGAAATAGGGGCTACAATAAGGGTTGGTGCAAAGTGATTGCCCACATCGTTTTGCAAAAGCAAAACCGGGCGGCATCCACCTTGTTCGGAACCGACATTTGTTCCGAGGTCAACAAGGTAAATATCGCCACGGCGATAAATCCAGTTTTCTTTCATAGGCTAAGTTCCTTTCTACATTCCAAAGCGGATATGTAAAAGCGACCGCAATCGGATTGCAGTCGCCACGGGGGGATATCAGAATTTCATCGGGAGAGCGTTTTCACCGCTGTTCTCGTTGTAAATGCGAAGCAACGGGAACAGATACTTTTTGTAGCCGGTCAGATTCACGCCAATAGCTCGTCCATCTCTGTAGATTTTCAAGGGGTCGGTAGAACGGAGTTGGGTCACAAGACGGCGAGGACAATACTGATCGTGATAGCGGTCAACGAAGTAAGTGATGGCGATGACATTTTCTGTGCGGAAGGAATCGGGGTCTCCGTTCCACGCTGCTTTCAAAATCTTCATCGCTTCCGTATAGCGTTCTTCGCCGATACGCCTGTAGGCATTGAACGCTGTTTTGATGCAGCCGATGCGGTCAAGCCCTCTGTTGTGGTCAAAATCGAGCACAAGCCCGATGGAGATGTTTGCCATATAGAAAGCAGTTGCTTCGGAATCCTTACCGAAAATCTGTGCTCTCATACGAGCACCGGCAGACAGAGGAGCAGAGATGCCGTTCTGCTGTGCAAAAAGCAGAGCTTCTTCCTCCTCGTCCATACCGTAATACACCTTGCACTTGATGGGAACGTCTTTATCGCCGGAGACAAGGACACGAGCACCGATGGTGTGCTGTCCGTCAAAGACAAAAAACTTACCGTCACGATAGCTGACCTTGGGTTCGTTAGCAATGCGTTCGTCAAACTTACTGGCGATTTCTTTGGCACGAGGAGAGAAAAGATCTCTTTGATAGGTCTCCCTGGGAATAATGAGCTGGGATGCGGGGATGGACATCTGTCTGTAGTTGTACTTATTTGTCTTAGTTGTCATAGTGGAATTTCTCCTTTAAGTATTTGATTTAGGTAGGCAAGCCCGTTTTCTGCGAGCTTGTTGACTTTTGGGTTGTGCTTTCTTGCTAAGAAGTAGTCTTTGTGGTGGCTGAGGCATACCGACCAGCGGAAGATAAAGGTGTCCAGAGCATCCTCTAATTCGTAGAGCATACTTTCCGGGGTTCCTTTGCAATCTTCGCTTGGCAGCTCTGCTGCAATCTGCTCCAATGTCAGCAGACGACGTTCGGGAAGAATCCTTCGCCGTTCTTCCGGCGGCTTTCGTAAGTCCTCAACAAGTGCCGGTCGTTCTTCGGGTTCTGCTTTTGTGAGTACCTCCACATCATTTTGTGTGGGTTTGATTTTTCCTGTGAGAATTTCCGAACGGATGCCGGGATCAATCTCATCGGCAATATCGACTGCCTTTGCAAAAGTCTCGGCACGAAGTACAGAATTCCTGCTGATACCATTTTCTTTGGCAATTCTCTCGCAGGTCTTTTCTGTGGAAATCGAGTTACCAACTTGGGAACTTGATTTTACTTCACTGCTTTTTCGGTCGCCGCCGTGAGCAGCCTTTTCGGATTCGTATTGTTTACCTATGAGATACTTCTTTTGCTGAAAGGTAAGATTTCGGCGTCCGAGTTGATTCTTGCAAATCCAGGCGAGAGCTTCGTGGCGGTCATTGAAGTTACGCTCACAGGTCGTAAATTCAATGTGCGGATGTTTCTCGAAAATGCGGAAACGGTTGTGACCGTCGATGATTAAGTCGTTCCAAATGATGATTGGGCTGATGATAACGCCGTCAGCTAAGATGTTTTCTTCAAGCTGCTCAAACTCATCGTCGGTAAGTGGTGGTATCCGGCTTTCAAATTCCGGGTCTATTCTTAATTGCATAGTGTCCTCCTTATACGCTATGTACAGAAGCGAGCCGCCGAAGCGGTTCGCTTCCGAATAATGCTTCTTACCGTATTTATCTCCTCCCCCGGTAGTGGGACTCACCAAACGACAGCTTGCGAAGCTGTTCCATAGGACTCTAACCTCCCCGCCTTCTTTGTGGCCAGGCTGCGAATTACAGAAGTATCATTAACCCTGTGTCCGTCATCGCCGGTTCGGTAGCAAACCGAATCTCGCAGGTTGTGGTGATTTATCGCTCGCCGCCTATGCGGGTCGTGGCGCTCACCCTGCCGTAGCTCGTGGTACACAGGAACGTATCTGATGAGTGACTATGAACTTTTCAAGGAACAGTCACACCGGTTGGAGCAACTGTTCCGTTCGGTGTGTGAAGGAGCGTTTATTTGTCCCTTCACTTACCGTCTTTTTGGGGGCGTTTTTGCACCCTGTTTTTACGTCTCCGAAGAAAATTTTTTAATTTTTCTTTCTGCGGCAAGGATGCTCTTAGATACGTTTTGATGGCTGATGCCCTCAAACTCTCCGATTTCATCAATCGTCAAGCCGTCAACGTGGTACATCCAAAGTCGGCGGAATTGCGTATCTGTCAGCTTGTCCTTGAGCTTGACAACCGCTTCTGATGCCTTTCTACGATTTTCAGCTTTTTCGAGCTGACGCTCCATAATCACATCGGTGGCAGGGACGGAAAGAGCCGCTTCTGAAATGTCATCAATGGATACTATCTTCTTAGCCGTGTTGTCCTCGTAGTTAGCGACTTTGCGATAGTCCTCATCTGACCAAGCCTTAAATGCGAGAAAATCTTCTTCGCTCGGAAAATCCTCACGAGTGATACGAACTTCATCGCCGTTTGCAAACGGATAAATGATGGAATCCGAGTGTTGCTTATTGATGGAATAAATGCTGTTTTTCTTGTACATGGTGTTTCCTCCGAATTTTTTGAAATTTGATTTTTGGTAAAGTCAAATTTCAGTTCGGAGGATCACGGCAGTGCCGTACTATACGGCGAACAAAAAAAGAAGGGGTGCTTCTGCGTATTGCAAAAGCACCCCTGTTGAGGAATATGTAGGTCAAAATAACAACCTCCGTAAATCAGTTTTAGAGCTTTTGCCCTAAAAGGCTAACTTACGGCTGTCGCATGAAAGTCGTATGAGAGTCGCACGAGAGTCAAATGACCCCTGTTTGCGTCGCACGAGAGTCAAATGAGAAAAAGAGGTGTCGCACGAAAGTCGCATGGGGTGTCGCACGAGAGTCAAATGGTCATTTTTCGACAAAAAAACAGAGGGAGCGAACCTTTTTCGGGTTCGTTCCCTCTGCTGGCTGAGATGTTTGATTTTTAGTCAAATAGCTGTCTGTATGGAAGTGATTCGTCCTTACAGATGAATTTTTGAAGCGTGTCAAATTCTTCCGAGGTAAGACGGGTTTTCGCCTTCTCGATTTCACGCTTGGCGAGTACCACGGCACTTGAATGATAAATAGCATAAACGAGCCAATATTGTGCCTTTACGTTTTCGGGTACATGGTTCAATGCCTGGGTAGCAAAGTGATGGATAGCATCGTAATCTTCAAATTCAGCAAAAATTGATAGGAGTTCATTGACCATAGAGATATATTTCATCTTATAGTCTGTCGCAATGCCAACAATCCAATGGTCATCACAGGCAGCTCCTAAGACGTGTCCTTTATACAGCTTGATGGCGTGTTTCAAGGAGTGAACTTTTTGGGGAATAGGAATATCCTTTTGCACCTGCTTCCACAGCTTTTCAAACTTCTGCAAATCGCTCATCACGTTTGCAGACGGACTTAATCTATAGCCTTTCGGAGTGTACTCTATGAGCTTGTTCCTACAGATTGGCTCAAACGACTTTCTAAAGCGGTATATATAACCACGAATATTCTTGTTTATGGTGTCGATGTCGGAACCATCCTCCGGGTACAAAGCATCGGCAATAGCTAAAGCGGAATGAGATGTTTTTCTGTTGAGCATGATGTAAGCAACGGCACGGCTGCTCTTTGGAGAGTTAAAATCCTGTTCTTTCCACACGCCTGCTGATGTTGTGATTTCCATTCCTCCGAAAAAATTGATAATAACATCGTTGTCGGTCTTGATTTCATCCGGCGTAAGAGCCATTCTGACTCTTTCCATAGTATTCTTCTGTGCAATGGCACGATGAAGAACGTAAGCGAGAATATTGAGAGTGCTTGTCCTGTAGTTATACTTTTTGAGATTTCGGACAACAAGAAAGCCCATAGGCTTGGGTCCAAAAGGAACTGCCATAACGGAGTGTACTTCAAGCCGTTTATAGACTTGGTATTCCTTGGGCGAGGTTTTGTTAATTTCTTCAACATCCGAGAAGATGATTGGCTTCTGCTTTTTGATTGCATCAACAA